AAACTGCTTCACAGGCCGCAGAAGTTGCATTCCACCTCACAGGCTTATATCCAGACTGGTGGGAAGGCATCCGGTTTAACAGACCTACAAAGATATGGTGTTTGGGGGTGTCGGGTGAGCAGTTGAGAGACGTAATCGTCAAGGAATTGATGGGTATGTACCTTGGCGATGGCAAGTTCGATGGGTCTGGCCTCATACCGCAAAAGCTAATATTTCAAGTTACCCCCGCAATGGGAACGCCACGGCTACCAAGAGACGTAGCTGTGCGCCATGCCGCCGGTAACACTAGCCTTGTGAGCTTTAAATCTTACACACAGGGACAGCACGTCCTGATGGGTAGCTCGCAAGACTATATCTGGATCGACGAGGAGCCGACCGACCCCACAATATACCCACAATGTCTAACGCGAACAGCGACCGGTAATGATGGAAAGGGCGGCTACCTCGTTGGTACTTTGACTCCGGAGAATGGGATGACCGAACTGGTAACACAGTTTATGGACAACCCGTCACAGGGTCAGTACCTGAAAAATGTGACGTGGGATGACGCGCCGCATATTACAAAAGAAACAAAAGAGCAGTTGTTGGAGGCGATACCTGAATACCAGCGCGATATGCGCTCGAAAGGTATCCCGGTGTTGGGTGAGGGGATGGTGTTCCCCATAGCCGAAGAGGCTATTAAGTGTGATCCGTTTGAGATCCCGGCGCATTACAGGAAATTGTGCGCTGTCGACTTCGGGATTACTCACCCCACAACCTGTGTCTGGACAGCCTATGACCCGGACAGTGACGTTATATATGTGTATGACGCCTATAAGAAGGAGGGCGAGGTTCCTGCTGTACACGCAACTGTTATTAAGAGCCGAGGCAAGACGATTCCGTGCATATACCCACACGACGGTGATAACACTGAGAAGGGTAGCGGCAAGACCTTGGCTGAGATGTATTTAGAGGCTGGCGTGTTAATGATCGGCAGATTTACTAACCCAGACGGCACTAACTATGTAGAGCCAGCGCTTATGGAGATGCTGGAGCGGTTCAGAACTGGACGCCTTAGAGTGTTCAGCAATTTGGTTCCGTGGTTTGAAGAGTTCCGGAGATACCACCGGAAGAAAGGGAAGATTCATAAGGAGTTCGATGACCTTATGGACGCAACACGATACTCGGCAATCAGCGTTACACGTTTTGGACAGAATCAGGCAGAGCGTGAGCAATTAACCAACGGACAATCAGGATACCAATCAAATGAATATTCTTACTGATATAGATGAGGGCGAACTACTCGCATCACTAGAAAACTCGATTAACGCCGCTGACTCTTACAGTGAGAGTAACATTGGTGAGCAACGTGATAAGGGTTATCGCTACTATTACGGTCAGCCACTAGGCAATGAGCGTACAGGTCGTAGCCAGCACGTCTCAATGGACGTCTTTGACGCAGTTGAGTCAGTGAAAAGCTTATTGATGGAGACGTTTAGCGCTGACCGCAACGTGTGTAAGTTTGATCCGCAAACCGCAGAGGACGTACTGGCGGCTAAATCAGCGACAGCACTAGCAAACTTTATATTCTACCGTGAAAACAAGGGTACTAAGGTGCTACATGACGTGATCCACGATGCGTTGGTAGCAAAAACCGGTATTGTTAAGCGGTACTACAAGAAATATTACGAGTATGACGAGGAGACGTTTGAAGGTATTGATGAGGCCAGCTTTAACGCCATCGCCTCAGACCCGAACGTCACTGTCACCGAGTATGCTGAAGAGTTCACAGCCGCAACTGTTCAAGATCCGCAAACCGGACAGGTCGTTGAGGTGCAACAGGCAGTGTATAGCGGTGAGATCCTTCGCAAAATTGATAAATCTAAGGTGTGTATTGAAAATATCGCACCCGAAGACTTTTTAATCACCCCCCGTGCGACTGATGAAGAAGATGCAGACTTTTGTTCGCACCGCACAAGCCGCACACGCGGTGAGCTGTTAAGTGAAGGCTATTCTGAAGAGCTTGTAAGCCGATTAGATGAAGAGCGTGACATCTACCACAACGGTAGCTTAGGTCGCGACGCGCACGACGGGTATTCAACCGATAACCACAGCGAGCATGACCGTGACCGTGAGTATGTGACTATTTATGAGTCGTATATGAAGAAGCACCGCTCAGACCTCAATAAGTGTGTGGTTTTGAAGGTACTTCACAGCCGCAGAGTTATTCTGGACATGGAGATCGTGTCTGAGAAGCCGTTTAGGTACTTCACACCGTTCCCCATACCTCACAAGTTTCACGGTATGAGCCTTGCGGACATATTGTTCGATATCCAGAAGACACAGTCGAGCTTAAAGCGTGGCGTGGTAGATCACACGTTTATGACTAACACCTCACGCTTTATAGCGAACCTGTCGCTAGTTAAAAACCCACGAGACTTGTTAGACAACAAGGTAGGCGCTGTGATCGACGTTAACAGCCCCAACCCGGAGAATGTTGTACGTCCAATGCCGATGCCTAACCTCTCAGGCACAGTGTTCCAAGCGATTGAGAACCTAGAAACTGAGAAAGAGGCGCGTAGTGGTATGAGCCGTATGGCACGCGGTATGGACAGCACCGTTGTCAGCAAGCAAAACAGCTCTGACCTTATAACGCAGTTTATGAATGCCAGTAACCGTCGCGTGATGGTCATGGCCCGTAATCTGGCTGAGAATTTTTTAAAACCTCTTATGCACGACATTTATAGGCTGTCAGTTGAGAACGAGAGTCAGGAAAAGCTTATTCAGTTAGATGGCCAGTTTGTACCTGTGAATCCACAGTTTTTAGGCGACAGGACTGAGATGTCAGTTGCAGTAGCTTTGACACCTGAAGAGCAAGCGCAAGAAGCGCAGATGCTGTTAAGCCTAGACCAGCAGTTCACCTTAAACCCCAACGATCCGAGCCTTGGCGGTATGTATGGCGCACCACAGCGTCACGCGATGCTCAGTCGTGCGTTTGAGCTTTTGAATGTGAAGTCGGGCAACCAGTACCTGTTTGATCCTAACAGCCCAGAGTTCCAGCAGATGCAACAGGCACAACAGCAACAGCAAGCTGAGGCGGCGGCTAAACAGGCTGAGGTTGAGAAGTTTAACGCGGGTATGACTGCACGTCAGGTAGCCGTGATGGAGGGTCAGCTTGAGCTGGACGTTGTTAAGGAGCAGAACAAGATGCTTCTTGAGATGGAGAAGTTCGAGCATACCCAAGAGAAGGATGACACAGAAGCTCTAATGAAAGTGACTAAGCAAAACCATGATATGGAGATGGATGTTAAGGAGCTTGAAGTAGAGAAGAAGCAAAAAAGAAATGTATCAATAGGTTAATAACTTTAAGTGGAGTTGATAAATGAATGAAGAAGATATTGGCGACATAACGGCACAAGCAGAAGCCGCAAAAGCGCTATTGCAGAATCCCGTTTTTAACGCGGCATTTGAAAACATGAATGAACAGATCATGGGTCAAATATTAGCTACACCCGTTGAAGCGAGTGAAGAAAGAGAACGCCTGTACACCATGTACAAGGCGGGACAGTTATTTGTACAGCAATTTGCTGGAATAATAAACAACTACGAGTTGGCAAAACAACCAGAAGTAATGTAAAATTACAGGAGAATCCAAAATGAGCGACGAGCAAACCACACCCGTGGACTCTACTCAAGCGGATGATAGCGATATCATTGCCCGATTGACGGCGGTACTGGAGTCAAACGACCAAACCGAAACCCCTGAAGAAGAGCAAGAGGTAGTTGAAGAAACTACTGACGAAGTGATCGAGGAGGAACAGGCAGTTGAGGAAGTATCCGAAGAAGCAGAGGAGGTCGAAGAAGACCCAACCGAAGAGTCTGAAGAAACAACCGAAGACGAACCTGAAGTAGTATCTGAGGGCTTTGTTGAGATAGATGGTGAAAAATTATCTATTGAAGACGTAAAGCTTGGATATTTACGCCAATCCGATTACACCAAGAAGACGCAAGCTGTTGCCGAACAGCGTAAAGCCGCAGAAGAACAATCTAAGGCTTACGAATCCACTCTTAGCGCCATCTTGTCTAACGCCGGTGCAGACCTACGACGATTCGACAACGTCGACTGGGAAAAAGCCGCGATAGAGAACCCCGAACAATACAAGCAAGCCAAAGCGATGTATGACCAGACGCGAGCGACTTATGAAAATATTAAGCGCACGTCGGATGAGAATATAAAGCGACAGGAAGCACAGCAACAGGCGGAAATGGTAGAAAAAGCCCAAGAAAGTCTGACTGTCCTTAAAGCCACAATCCCTAACTGGAATAACGACCTCTATTACTCAATTGGTGAGTATGCGAAGGATACGTTAGGCGTTGGGGCAGATGAGTTTAATGAGGTGCATGACCACCGACTTATCACGGCGCTGTTCAAGGCTATGCAGTTTGATCGGGCCAAGACCGAGACGCAAAAGAAAGTAAAAGCGACTCCTCAAAAAACTTTGTCGGGTAAGAAAGCTGAACCCAAAGATCTAGGCCGAGAAGACAATTATCGCAAAGCGAAACAGCGTCTTAAATCGTCCGGGTCTACGGAAGATGCGATTCAAGCCCTCTTGAACCGAAAAACTAGACTTTAGGAAATTATTATGACTGCTGTAGCCGGAACTTTTAAAACTTATTCGCAAGTTGGTATGAAGGAAGATATCGAAGATATCATCTATGACATCTCTCCAACTTTAACTCCATTTACTTCTTCAATCGGAACAAGCACTGCTACTTCTACTTTGCACCAATGGCAAGAAGATGAACTAGCCGCTGTTGGCACTAACGCAAAGGTTGAGGGTGCTGATGCTGGCGCCGCCGCCGCTGAAACTACAACTATGAAGAATGCAAGCACGCAGATCTTCGACAAGGTTGTTGCTTCATCTGGCACTAACGAAGTTGTTGAAAAGTATGGTCGTGGCTCTGAGCTTGAATACCAAATCGTTAAAAAAGGTAAAGAGCTACGCCGTGACATTGAACACGCTTTTGTTGGCGCATTGCAAGCTGGTACTGCTGGTAACGCAACTACTGCTCGTCAGTTGAAGTCTGCTCAAACTCAAATCGACTCTTCAACTACTAGCACCGCTGGTTCTAACCGTACCTTTACTGAGGCGCTTCTTTTGGGCGTGCTTGAAGACGTTTACAGTGCTGGTGGCGAGCCTAACCAGATCCAAGTAACTCCGTCTCACTCGCTAAAGATCGCTGATTTTGCGGCGGCTTCAGGTCGTAACCGTGACTTCAGCACTGGCACTAAGCTAGTCAATGTTGTGGACGTATATGTGTCGCCTTTTGGCGAGTGTTCTATCGTACCGAATAGATTCCTACAAGCTAACACTTGTTTGGTACTTGACACTGAATACTGGTCACGCGCTGTACTGCGTCCAGTAAGCACTACTGTACTAGCTAAGACTGGTGATTCTGAGAAGCGTCAAATGTTGACTGAGCAAACTCTTGTTTGTGAAAACAGCAAAGCTTCTGGCTTGATCGAAGCTCTTACTGCTTAAAGATGACATAACTGGGCGGCTCTTCGGGGCCGTCCTTTTATTAACTTATTTTTGAGGTTAGACGATGTCAGACGGCATAAAAGCAAATATCCAGCACGATAAAAATACCGATTCTGTAACCATATCTCACAGCCAAGACGTGAGCGGCATTCTTGAACAGAACAGAATAGCTCGACAGCAAGACACTAGGCGCGGTGCTGATATGCAACGTGTGGCGTCTATCCCGGCGGTAGTTGTGATGGAGTGGATGAAAGAGGGCATAAACGTAATGGCCCCAAACCGCGAAGATTTAAAGCGCATGAAAAAGAAGCTTAACTCTCCAGACTACGCCTATTTGCGAACAGGCGGTGGACGACTATGAGTCTAAGCACTTATGCAGAACTCAAAAGCTCAGTAGCTAACTGGTTAAACAGAACCGACCTGACTGCCGAGATACCAGATTTTATCAAACTTGCTGAAACTCGAATAGCGCATGAAGTGCGGCTACCTACTATAGAGAAGACAGCGAGTATGACCTTAAACGCTCAAGGCGCAGTTGCGATACCCGCAGACTTCCTTGAGCTTATTGACGTTTTCTACAACGACAAACCTTTAGATCGTATTAGCCTTACACAGCTACGCGGACTGACTCCCCGGTCAGGCGTTCCTGTGTGTTTTGCTAGAGACGGTAAAGAGCTTGTTTTTTTCCCCACGCCAGCGACTCAGACAGACACGCTTGTTGTTAAATATTATTACCAAGTGCCTGACCTAAGTGACTCTGCAACTACTAACGATTTATTTGCAACAATTCCTGAAATGTATTTATTCGGTGCGCTGTCTGAAGCGGCGACATTCTTAGGGGCTGACAATGGACGTTGGGAACAATCATATCAAACAGCCTTTAACCGAGCTGTTGCACACAATCGGTCAGCCGAAGTTGCTGGCTCTAGTCCACAGATACAGAGCGGGTACTAAAACATGGCAGGATTCTACGAGAACATTACAGTTAGCGCGGCAGTACCTAACGCCGCCGCAGACGCAGAAGCCGCAAAAGATGCGGCAGTTACAGCTAAAAATGAAGCGTTAGCCGCAAAAGATGCGGCAGAAGTAGCAAAAAATCTTGCTGAACAGCACAAAGACACCGCAAGCGGTTATGTGGGAACGGTTAGCGGCGCACAGAGTATTGCTGACGCAAACGTAGCTTCCACCGCTGGCGACAAGCAAGCCGCAGAGGACGCTAGAGATTTAGCGCTTCAATATAGAAACACGGCACAGTCAGCATCGACAGCGGCTACAAACGCCGTTAATCAAGTGTCTGCTAACGCGGCAACTGTCGCTGGAATGTCCAGTGAAATTGACGCTGTTTATAATGTTAGAACTGATATTACAGATGTAGCTAACAACCTCACAGGCTCAAACACTATAGGCACAGTTGCGCCTTATGTTAATCAAATAAACACAGTGTCCGGGATAACTACAGAGATTGTCGCTGTAAACGCAGACGCGGCTGATATTGGCACAGTAGCTACAGACCTCACAGGCTCAAATAACATCGGCACAGTAGCCGGGTTAGCGCCAAAGATTAATACAGTTGCTGGACTAAGCTCTGAACTAACTTCAGTACACGGCAACAACGACGACATCACGACAGTAGCTACCAGCTTAAACGCTGGCAACATAATAGCTAACGTAAGCTCAAGCATTGGTAATGTTAACAACGTAGGTAATAAGCTTGCCGAGATTGAAGCAGTCAAAAATGCACTATCAGATATTGCCGCAGTAGAAAATAAGCTAACTGAGATTGATAGCGTATCTGACAGCATTACAAACGTAGACACGGTCGCTGGCGTTATAAGTGAAGTACAGACAGTCGCCGGTGTGAGTAATGAAGTTAAAAACCTTAGCGCATCTACAGGCAACATGGCAACGCTAGTAAGCAAGCTAGGTCAAACAACTGACCTTGCGGGCGCTGTAACTGACGCACAGAACAGTGCAACATCAGCATCAAGCTCTGCATCTACAGCTTCTACTCACGCTACTACTGCTTCAGGTCATGCTTCAACAGCCGCAACCCATGCCGCTAACTTAGGTAGTGTTGCTTATCAAAACCTTACAGCCATAGCTGAGTCTAAATCAGTGTCTGCCGTAGACGTATTTGTCTATGACACTAGCAAAGACTCTGACGGTGGTGCATGGCGTAACCGTA